AGCAGAAGAAGCGCGACGTACCCAGTTTAATACTGAGGCTGACCGCCTATCTGCTTTTGACGAACGCCGTAGACTACAGTCAAACGAAGAAGCTCGACGTGAAATAGAACGTCAAGAGCGAGAACGTGAGCAGTTTAACGAGCAAGAACGTCGTAGAATTGCGGCAGAAGAAGCTGACCGGCGCTACGGTTTAAGCGCACTACGTGATATGCGTGCTGCCGGACAAGAACAGCGTGATATTGAGCAAGAAGGCATCACTGCTGACTACTTACAGTACCAGCAAGAACAAAAGTATCCATACGAACAGCTACAGTTTATGCAATCTATGTTAGATGGGTTACCAATATCAACTTCGTCTAGGTCATTTGTAGAGCCGTCTTCTTTAGATGAATTGACTTCTGGGACGGGCGATGTCTTGGCATACCTTGCAAGATTATTGGGCGGCGGTAGTGGTGGCGGTGGCGGCGCTCCAACATAGGTAGATAGTTAATGTTAAATAATCCTCTTAGTCAGATTGAACGCACGAAAGACGCTTATATGGGTAGACCCCAAGAGCTACAAAAACGTGCCAACATGACCAAAGAACTGGTCGATTTGCTTGCCATGCAGCAACTCAAGAAAGACCTTGATGCAGTAAAGCGTAACCAAGCCATGCAAGCGCAAGGCACCCCTGCGACGATCAAAGAGCAAATGCAGCAGGGGCTTATGGGCGAGTACCGCCAACAAGCTGCCAAAGATATGGGCGTAGGCCCAAGCGAAATGGATACTGTAAATCGTGCACGACAGGGTATGCCTCAAGGTGGCCCACGTATGCCACAAGGCGCTCCACAACAGATGCCACAGCAGGCACAAGGTGTTATGAGCCAAGCACGCCCAGTGCAGTTAGCTGGCGGCGGTATTGTTGCGTTCGCTAATGGGTCAGAAAATGAAGGGCCGGTAGAAGTCACAGAAGACCAAATACAAGCATTGCAACAAAGGCTCGGCAGGACTATAGATCGGAATAGAGCTATAGAGATGATTCGTAGCAACCCAGAGGGCAAGAGCGCCATTGAACGTCTTTTCTCAGCCCTTGGCCCCGAAGGTTTTACGCCGGAAAGAATCAAAAGAAGGCAAAGAAGCGAGATAGGTGAAGAGCCTAGCGCAGAGATAGATGACGGTGCAGAAGCAGGACTAGCGAGCACAGCGCAGCCAAACTTGTACCCACCAAAAGATGATTCTTTTGCTCCTACGAATGAAGAAGTAGCGGCACGTCGCGCAAAAGAAAAAGAAGCTATTATTGCTAGAGCGGTAGAAGAAAAACAAAGCGCAGAAGAAGCGCCACTTTCTGGGTTAGCTGCTATAACAAAAGCGCAGACCGACCTATTTACTAAAGATATGCCTGAGTTTAAGCCGCCAGCGCCTAGCGAGAAGCTACGCGGTGCTATAGACGAAGGTATAATGTCCCTTGATGACGCTCGTGCTGAAAGTACGAAACGAGAAGAACGTGCATTAGAGCTTATGGGTATGGGGCCAGATGGCCAGTCTCGTAAAGACTTTGAAGAACAGCTAGCTGGTTTAGCTGCACTACGAGACAAAAATGCAGAGACACAAAGACGTAGAGATCTCATTGAGTTCTTAGGCGCAGGTTTTAGTCAAGGCGCAGAAAAGTACGTAGAACAAGAAGATGCTCGCCGTGCCCGTGATGCGAAGTACCTTACTGACCGCAAAGCCATACAGAATACACGTATGGAACTACAGAAAGTTGCTGGACAAGAAGCAGTGGACTCATACGATAACGCCCTACAGTCCTACCTGACCACACGCAGTAACGCTGTAAGAGATCTATCTAACCTAGAAGGCCAAGATAGAGAAGACTACAGAGCGTCGTACAACGCGGGCATGAACAATAGACAGATGCAAGCGGACATACTTGCTTCTTTATCTGCTAACGAACAGAACGCGCTATCTAGGATCATATCGGGGCGTAACGCTGATGCAAACATACTTCAGGTGGCATTTGCCGGACTTGATAAACAACAAGCTGCTATAGAAAGTGCGAAGCTGACTGAGATACAACGAATAGTGGGGCCAGAAATAGCACAAACAGTAGCACTCAACGGTACCTTGACCGACGAAGAGAATGCCGCATACGCTGCGGCACAGGTGAAAGTACAGCAGCAATTTGCTGAAAGAGAAGCCGCGATAGCAACCCTACGTGAAGACGCACTAAAAAAAGTTAGCCAGTCAGTAACAGGAGAAGAAGTACGCGGTTCTTCTGATTTTGACAAGTATCAAGATTAATAATGCCCACACTACAGCAAGCGCGTAGAGCTATAGCAAATGCAGAAGCGGCGGGGGATTTCGCAGCGGCTAACCGTATGCGCCAAGCTATTAAGGCGGCTGAAGCACCCACTGACTCCTATGACCAACGTGTAGCTCGCCGTGCTGAAGAGATAAGGCGACGAGCAAGGGATATACCTGTACCCGTATCTACACCCGAAGAAACCGGCATATTTGAGGACATCACCTCTGGATTCGGTGCAGGTGTTGTTGGTGTAGGTGAAATGGCTGCACTTGGTCTTGCTGCTCCCCTAGAAGAAGAAAGTGAGCTTGCTGCACGGGATAAGATACAGTCTATTGCCGAGTCTTTTCGTCCTGAAGGCGGTGATCCCGATTCTATCTCCTACAAACTAAGTTCTGCGCTTGGTTCTATTGCTGGCCTTGCTGCTGTTCCCGCTGCCGCAGCATTTACCCCTGTAGGCACTGCTGGTGCTTTGGGTCTGGGTGCGTTAGCCGCTGGCGCTGCCGGTACTGGTGAAGCAAGTGAGCGTGCCCGCGCTGCTGGTGCCACTGAAGAAGAACGTGGAGATGCGGCACTCCGTGGTACCTTTATTGGTCTACTTGACGTAGTGCCTATTGCACGGATATTACCTACCAGCAAGCTACCTGAACTTGCAAAACTTCTTGAGAAGATACCGCCAGAAAAGGTAGAGACTTTTGGCGAACGTATCGCAAGCGCAGGCATAACAGGCACCGCAGAAGGCGTGCAAGAAGCTGCATCCGCTTTCTTACAAAACCTCAACGAGCGCGAATATAACGCCGCTGCCGAAGTGTTTGGTGCTTCAGACTTAGAGGAAGGTGCATTAGGTGCCGGTGCTGGTGCTATCTTGCAAGGCTTTGTTGATTTGTTTGCCCCACGTCGTGCGAAAGGGCCAGACCCTGTAACTCCGGTTCCTACTGAAAAAACGCCTGTAACAGAAGCAGATGTAGATGCAGAAGCAGAAGCTGCGGCTGAAGAGGTTACAGATGAGACGCTCGACGCTGATGCAACTTTAGACGACGCTCCAAGAACCCTCGCTGAAATACGCACTGAATTAGGGGAAGGACTACCTGTAGACGCGGACGGAGTATTAGATACCGACAATTTCACAGATGAACAAATAGCTACGTACGTGGCACGGGTTAAAAAACTCAGCCCAGAAGAGCTTGCCGTACTACGAGGTGACGAGACAACGGCGGTAACAGAAGACACTGGCGAAGCAGAACTCACCGAAGAACAAGTTGCCGCTAGAATAGAAGCTGGCGAAGAGCAGGGTGCGGTAACTACTGTAACTAAGGGTGGTGAGACAACTACAACAGTACAGCCCATAGAACAACTTAGAGGGAAGGTAGATGAACAAGGTGATACAGATACCGATGCCGAAGGAGAATCTGTCGCAGCAGGAGGTGGAACAGGCTTTGCAGTTGATCCATCAGGCTTGGATGACGCTACAGGAGGTAAAGATCCCGTGGCAGTTGCGGGCGCTGACGGAAGAACAGTGGACGATGTTGGAAGAGACACTGGAAGAGCTGATGTCGGAGAAAGAGGACAGCTTGTTGCATTAGAAGAACTGGACACGCGACTTACGGAAGCAAAAGAAGGACTAAAGAAGGCAACAGACCAGACTCCTTCTAAGGCCAACATACGTTATGCGTTGAAGTTCGCAAACGATATAAGACCTGAAAATGAACGGGCCAGCAACGCTGAGTTAAAGGTAGAAACAGATGCAGAATTCAAGGCGCAGAATACACAATACAAAGCTAACGTAGCTGCTGCACAAGCGGAAGTAGATAGGCTCCAAGAAGAAAGGAGAAACATACTTACAGAGTTCGACTCTCCCGTACAAAAAGCAGAATCTAGTCTTATAGAAGCTAGAGGCACAGAGGCAGAACCAGAAGCAGTAGAAGGGTTTAACCGTGCGTACGAAGAAGTCTACGGTACCCCTGAAGAAGTTAGTAAGCGAGAGTTCATAGGCAGAAGCAACCAGACAAAGGCTGTGCCACTACCTGAACAAGACCAACAAGCCATACAGCAGTTCCTTACGCAGTACGATGCGCTATCTAAAACAGCTCAGCGTGATGCACCAACAGAAGTTAAGGCTGTAGCTGACTACTTGAAGCTAGGCGAAGCAACGGGTGACCCCGCCAAAGGACTTACGTTTGCCGCTTACGATGTATCTACTGGTGCAGATAAAGTACGGCAAGTCTCACGAAAAGACGCTAGAGAAGCTCCAGATACACCAATACCACTTGATGAAGCTGCTTTAACTGCGGGTATGGGGCGTAAAAAAGGGCAAGCGGTGCTTGATTGGGCTAACGCTAACCTATCACCTACCGCACAGGCCCGTATTGAAGAGACTGCACAAGAAGCGCAAACAGCAGAGTTTGAGTTAGGTGTAGGGCAGCGAAGGAGAGAGGCCGCAAAGGATAGGGAACTGCTTGAGCGTGCACAGCGTAAAAAAGCAGCGAGTAAGCCGCTAACGAAAGAAGAGACGGCTAGACTTAAAAAGTTCAGGGCGTCTATAGCAACACCAAGCCCTCGCAAAGAAGTATTAGGTACAGCCAAAGGTGCGAAAGCAGAAGAGAAAGCTGCAACACTACTACCCGACATTAGGAAACGTGCGCGGGAGGGTGATGTAGCCGCCCAACAGGAGTTAGCGGCAAGAAAAGCTGATGAAGAAAAAGCACGCGAAGCCGAAACCTATTTGAAGATGGTGCTGCCCAAGAACGCTGCCCTGTCTACCACCCTGCCTATGCCTGATACCGCTACTGCGGCACTACGCAACGGCGATTTGAAGGGTGCACTGGAGGCTATCGCAGCAGATGCGCCTAACCCTGCGGTCAAGCGGTTCGCTAAGAAGTTAGCCGAGAACGTGGGTACCACCAAGGTATCGCTGGTAGAAGACCTACAGAACGAGGGTGGTGACTTCGCCTATGGCTTGTTTGACCCCAAGACCAACGCGATTAGCTTAGATGCAGTAGACGGTCTGAACGTGCATACATTAGTGCATGAGATGGGCCACGCTGGGGTTTCTGCAACACTGGCAGATGCCAAGAACCCACTAACTATTCAGCTACAGAAAGTCTTTGATAACGTGAAAGACAAGCTGAAGTCGCATTACGGGTCACAGGACATACAGGAGTTTGCTTCTGAATACATGAGCAACCCTGAGTTCCGCTCTGAACTTGCCCTGCTGTCTACCCCCAAGGCACCGTCGGTGTTACGTAAAGTGTCTGACATCATCAACAAGATAGTCAGAAAGATTCTGGGCGTGCCACCCAAGAAGGGCAAAGAAGACAGCCTTAACGCCATAGACGAGCTGATCGAAACGATCATTGCACCTGCACCCGAGTCTCGCAATGCCGGTCAGCTACTGATGGCATCCAAAGAAGGTAAGTTAGGTAAGTCAATTGATGCTTCCGCAAGAGCTGCTTCTCGTGCTGGCAGTAAGGTACCAAAACAAGACTTCGTAGAGGCTGTAGATTTTATCAGCACGCTGCGAGACCAAGGCACGCGAGGTGTGCAGGGTATAGGTCTTGGGTTCCTTAATAACAGCGCATTCAACGACGTAGCGGATGTCATAAACATACCGTCGATAAAGAACTTTACGCGGGCGATTGAGGCATCAAACGGTGCAGTAGATACAGTAAACAAGAGACTAAACTCCACCACTGCGGATATAGAACGTAAGCTACAAGCGGCTAGGAAACAATTCCCAGACAGGGACATACCGACCATATTTAATGAGTTGACCACAGATTCCACTATGGATCGTGTAGACCCATCCAAACCTGAATCAGACTACAAAGGCAAGAAGAAAGCAGCGTGGAAAAGGCTAAACGCTGAGTACCAAAAACTTGGCCCCGATGGTCAGGCTGCTTACGTGCAGCTACGAGATACGTACAAAGATATACTAGAAGATCTGAAGAAGAGCTTAGAAGCTCGTATAGACAGCGTTGTTACAGATAAGGCAGAAGCCACAAAGCTGAAAGATACGATAGTCAAACGGCTTTTAGATAAGAACATGGTAGATCCGTATTTTCCCTTGGCGCGGGAAGGTGACTACTGGCTTAAATGGTTTGTTGTGCCAACTAATCCAGACGGCACAAAGGGACAGCCAGAAGAAGTCATAGAGGCGTACACCAGCCCTAGAGCTAGAGACAGAGCGCAAGCATCCTTGCTGGCTATAGCAAACGGGGAAGCCGATCCCATAGAGGTGGAAGGCGCTACGTTTACTGTATCTGGTATAGAGCCATTCAACGGCAACAAGAACATGAAGTTTGAAGGTGGTGCGCCCCCCACTGCTTTTGCCACTCAGATGGTAAACACGTTGAAGAACGCTAAGGTAGATTCAGATACTATCAACAGTGTCGTGCAAGAGTTTGTATCTGCACTACCTGAATCTTCTTTCTTAAAAGCGTTCAAACAACGTGAAAACAAGTTTGGTGCTAAGGATGACGCGCTGTATGCCCTAAAAACAAAGGGCTATGGTATGGCTAGACGTGCGGCAAACATGAGGTCTGCGGAAAACATACGTAGTAGCTTAGAGCAAGTATATGTTGACATAGATAAAGCGCCCACAAGCCAAGTATCGAGCAACTTCAAAGACGCAATAACGTCTGAACTGGACGCTCGTAAAGAACTTACGATCAACCCGCCGGATGATTTCTTCAACAACGCTGCCAAAGAACTTAACCGTATAGCATTCTTCGGCACGATGGGCTTTAACGCTGCGTCTACCATAGCAAACGGATTTCAGTTACCTGCTGTGGTAATGCCACACCTACAAGGTAAAACAGACTTCAAGACAGCCGCTAGGTCTATGAACGCCGCACGTAGGATGTTCACCAGTAGTGCTATAGAACATAAAGTCATGCCGTACGGCGGCAGTGATGTGGTCACTAGCGATAAGAACCTTATAAATTCGTACACGCCATCCATTGATAACTACTACCTGCTTAACAGAGACGGGGAGTTGCAGTTACGAGATGACCTGCCGGATCTGGACACGCCAAACTACTACCAAAACAAAACAAAAAGGCAGTTCCTAGAAGAACTTATGCCTGTCGTACAGGAAGCAGAGAACCGGGGCTTTTTGACTCGCTCTCTATGGGCTGACCAGATGGGCGCAGATATGGCAAGTACGCCGCAAGGTAGCCTGCCTCGTAGGTTTTATGAAAACCTTACTAAGTGGAGCGCGTTGCCTTTTCACACAGTGGAGCGAGGCAATAGGCAGATGACGGTAGTTGCCTCCTACCTAACCGAGATGTCGCGGTTAGAAAAGAACCCAGATAAAGCGAAAGGTGAAGACAAGCTATCCGATGCCGAGAAGAGGAAGCTAGCCACACAAGTTGCTATGCAAGATACGTCACAGTTGAACGGTGGCTCGGCACTTAATACAGCACCTAGATTCGCACAGGGTACGCCTGTGGGCCGTCTGGCTATGATGTTTAAGACCTACGGCTTCACCATGTACTACAACCAGTTCAAGATGATGGCTTCTGCGTTAAAACAAGCGCGAGAGTATGGGCTGTCAGAAGAACAGGGTCGTATAGCCATGAAGCAGTTTGTAGCAAGTAACGGCACCATAGCAGCCATAGCTGGCGTACAGGGCATACCACTGGTGGGTATATTCCAAGGTCTTGCAGACTTGTTCTTGGAAGATGACGAGGAAGACGCTGATCTGCTATCTCGTAGGTACTTAGGCGATCCACTGTACCGTGGTGGTGTGCAGTACCTCACTAACTTCGCAGGGGCTGAAGTTGATATTGCAGCACGTATCGGTCTGTCTAACCTGATCCTCGGTAACAACCGGTATGACTTCAATAAGTCCGCTAAAGAAGAGTTCATAGACTTTATTGGTGGCCCCGCTCTAGGCTACGCATCAAGTATAGGTCGCGGTTATATTGACGTGATCAATGGCGAAACTAGACGTGGGGTAGAGTCCATGCTGCCGTCAGCGTTCCGAAATATGCTTCAAGCAGAACGGTTTGCTACTGAAGGTGCTCAGACACGTCGTGGCGACCCGATCACAGATGACTTCAACGCGGGTGAGGTAGCAACTAAGTTCTTCGGTTTTGCCCCTGCAAGCTACACCAACGCGCAAGAACGTAACCAAGACACCAAGAAGATTCAAAAAGCTGTATCTAGGCAGAAGAGCAGGCTGCTGAAACAATACTACATAGCGTTGCGTCAAGGTGACGATGTTTCTGAAATAGTAGACGAGATAATAGAACACAACAGAAAACATGCCCGTAAAGGTAAAGCGGCGGTTATAACCCCCGATACGATCAAACGATCAATGAAACAACACGCTAGAACTTCTTTGACCATGCACAACGGTGTGACGCTGTCCCCAACCATGCGTTTGTACGCACAAGATATGCAGAATGAGCTGGAATATCAGCCGTGGTATATGAACGACTAAAGAACCCACTCCCCTAACTAGCAAGGGGTAAGCAGCTAGAAGAGTGGGGTGGCTATGGAGAACCGAGTAAATTTTATCATAGCGTTCTCCACATACGCACGCCTAATTTACCGTCTTCAACACGCACCAAAACGTGCGACTCCCACCCCTTATCCTTAGATATACGCCTAAGTTCTTTGGTAGCTCCGTCTGTATTGATACACGGGACAAAAATAGAAGCGCCGACTACCATATTGTCCCAGCGCACTACCACCCTTACACCGTCGGGGTTGAGGTCGTACTCTTTGACCACACCCCTGCTGACCGTGCCTTTAGCCATAAATACCTTGGTATAGCTTGACTACTTTACCTTTCTTTATGTCATACCTGCGTATGGTGTTGTGTACGGTAGACGGGTTTAGCCCCATGTTCTTGGCTATAACAGTGCCTTTCACTTTCTGCTTGTTCAACGTAAGAATCTTTAACCGCTGTGCGTCTGACAGTGGGCCTGATGGTCGCCTAACATTGTCATCCGATAAGGCTCTAGGGCGGTTATTGCCTAGTGCTTTGGCTACTTCCTGCGCTCGTATCGCTGCCAAAAATGTCTTACTCATCCGTACTCTCTACCTCTGTATCTTCGTTGCTGTCATCTACATCAAACTCTAGTTCCAACACACTCTGCTGCGATAGCTTCATGTGGGTACCTTTACTGAGTCGTTTCTGTACCCGTTTTGCACCCATCTTGGTCTTCAGGTCTTCCAAGAATGACGCATAGTTTATCTGCTGCTTACCGCACCATGCCTTCAAGGACTTAGGCACAAGGTACAGCTTCTTGAGATCCGTCTCGTATCGTGCGACTAGCCCGCTTCTGGGTGTAGCATCAGGTATAACCAGCTCATCTAACCCTGTATCGGCCTTGCCACGGCGGTCTTCTGTGCTACGTATCCATAGTATGTTGTTCCAGTTCTCGTGCACGTAGTCATTAAGCGTCTGCTCTACTGATTCGTGCATGTCGTGCACTGTGTTCTTGTTCAGTTTCAACACGCGGATGATCCACCGAAGCACCGGCTTAGGGCTGTATGATAGTAATCCTATCTGCTCACACAAAATCAAAGATGTTATGGCGCACGCTGCACCTGCCGACCAGAATCGGTTTTCAGATGTAAGCCCAGCTTCCCTGTCAATACGCTGCTGTATCGACCTCAGTAGGTCTGTGACTGTATCCAGATTCGCCATCACGTACTTAACAAAAATCGCACCTGCCTGCCCATAATTGTTGTGCACTTCCCGTGTCCACTCGTCAGTTAGCAGCTTGCTAGCAGCATCTTTGAACAGTCGGTCTACCTTGAACTCAAGAATACGTTGGGCTTCAGCCTTCGGTGCGTCCTTATACAGCGCTATCTTCTCAATCAGGCTGACGTTACCGGTAGATATGGACGTAAAGCTCCACGGAGATCCGTTAGCACGTTCTTGGTTGGCGCTGCTGGTAAGTCTTCGACGCTGACGCCCACTCACATACTGGTACGCAAGGTCACTAAGTTCTTTAGGGGCTAAGTTGGTAAGCTCATCCAAAAACAGCGGTAGGCTGTGGTAGACCTCACCCCTGTTCATTTTAGTGTTGTACGTATCTTCTTTGTACAGAAGCAGTTCTTTAGGGTCGCCCCATACGGTAAGCGCTGCCTCTAATGCAGTGGTCTTGCCTAATCCTGAGTCCTTGCTGTGTATGTGCAATGCAGAGCACGCTACGGGCATAAGCTCCATCAGCGCAGATCCAAAAGACGCGCCCATCACATATTGATATGGCTCTTGCCCTTCTTTGTTTAAGAACTCAGCCATTGCCTTCCAATCATCTAAGGAACCTTTGGGTTCAAACGCGGGGAACATCGCCATAGTGGTAGAGGCAGGTGGGTTAAACTCCACACGGTCTTTGTATATCTTCTGGTTGCCTAATATGAATGCTTCCATATTGTCGCCAGCCCAACCAAATTGCCGGTGAGCCTCATCTGCGGTCTCCCTTGCCTGTAACTCGTTAACCCAAGTCGTTGTGTATTGCATAATCTCGTCCATCTGCCGTATTGCCACGCCCCGCATAGACATGCTCTTACGGAACTCTTCCCGTGACGTAACGGCGGTAAGTGGTATGGTGAACTCGCTAACGCCATCTTTCGGTAGGTGTAAACGCATAACGACAGCTTCACCTATCTCTGCGTCACGCACCCGTTTCACTACGTAGATGTCGTTGTGGTATATGACCTTCTCATCTATGTCCCCATCTGCACCTGCCGAGCGCATATATACGCCACCATTAGCGCCCCTGAAGTATGGTCTGGGATATGTCGGTATTGTGTATGTCTGCACATCGGCGCTGGCTAACGTGGCTGACGGTGCCTCTACGACGTTGTCTTCTTCCGTAGCCTCAACGATCACATTGCCAAGCGTGATTGGTGACTTGATCTTCTTCCAATGCTTACATTTCTTGCATATCTTGGGGTTAAACTCGTCAAACTTGTTGCATAAGTACGGCCCTTTGATGAGGTTAACCTTCTCAACGGTTTCTGCGATTGAGTAGTTAGGGTGCCTTTCGGATAACTTGTGTATGGCCTTGTCACTATCGGAGCAGAACTTAGCGATAGACAACCCAGCCCTCCACATAGGTTCTGTGCACTCTTCTTGTTCTGCGTATATCAGCCGTAGCTGCTCACATCCGTTTCCGTTGTATGTCTTTTCTAGTATCTGCCTGAAGGAAGATTCCGTGTTACCCATCAGCGACTGCATCATTGCGTTCGGTGCTGCTGGCATGTACTTCTTAGGCGGAAACACAAGGTCTTTGCCACCAAGCAGTTCGTAGAATTCATCAAAATCTACGAGAGTGGGGGGAGCTGGTATCAATCCAGCAACTCTTGTTGGCGGATTAGTCTTGTGGTTGTGCGTACCAATAGGGCGTAACACCCTAGCAGCATCAGCGGTGACGGCAGGGTCTGCTGCGAATCCATGTTCAGTACAGAGACTCTTCAGCCGTTCAGCCGCAGGAATCCAATCTTCTTTGCCTACAGGCTCAGTGAGAAACCAATAGGCGTGTACACCGCGACCTGAATCGACTAGGTACGGCTTTGGTAGTTTTGTTGTTTTACAGAATGCCTTTAATTCATCAAGGGCATCCGATTGCGTGGGGAAGTCTTTGCTAGGCCCACAGTCGAGATCTAAAAAGAACGAACTAAGTTGTTTGACGTTGTCTACTTTTCGGGTGTCATTTTCGCCTAGAACACCTAACGCGAAATACACATCGTACCCCTTTGCGTCTAGTTCATAGGCTGCTTGTTGTAGATCATCTAAGGATTCATAGAAATTCTGAACCCTATCGTTCTTATCTCCACTGTTCGCAGCGAATATGCAGTATCGGCCCTCTCCACGTAACGCCTTCTGCAAGAATGCTTTTGTGTCCATAATGCTTACTCAAAACCGAGAGACACCGTGGCAGGGGCATCGGCACGCCCTTTTCGGAAATCCTAGCCACGGAAATTAGTTAGCGTTTAGTCGTCAAACCATTCGTCTAGAACAGAGGCTAACTTTTCGTCCTTCTCAGCTTTGGCGGGGGCAGACTTTTTGACCACCTTCTTCTTGGGTTCCGCTACAACTTCTTCGTCGTCATCCCCAAAGGCATCGGCCTTAGCACTTTTCTTGGGTGCTTCTGTAGCAGGAGCTTCTACAACAGCGGGTTCTTCTCCGAAAGAATCATCAGATACTGCTGTGAACGCACTACCGCCAACATCTTCCATAGTGAAGCCGTCTTCGACTACATCGAATGCTGCACGTACAGGCTCTGGCTTGTACTGTAGCACTTGCACCTGACGGACACGTAACTTAACGCCGGAGTTACCGTCCCTAGACCAAGGATGCAGGCTCACTTGCACGTTGATGGTGCTACCCGTAGTTAGTCTAAAGTCTTTAGGCAACTCGTTGTTCTTTGAGTCAAACTGTTTTGGCGGCTTAGTTTCTTCACCCTGATAAGCTGCTTCCAACGTAGCCTTGTGTAGCCAAGTCTTGTCTTCCTGCTTCTTGAACGGGATTTCACCGTCGTTTAAGGATTTAGGCCAGCCATCTTTTTTATCTTCTTCGTACGCCACTTCCATAGCTGCCATAAGCCGTTTGGCTTCGCCACCAGACATGACCCACTGTAGATCGTACGCCGCCCCATTTTCTTTGTATGAGCAGGGCATCGTCCTATTTTGCGCGTCACTCCACTTGTATGGCTGATCCAAGTGTGGGTAGTGCGCGGTCACATTTTTAATAATGTGCATCGTTAGTTCTCCTAATTGTTGTTAGCTGCGTCATAAACAAACCCGTCTACCGGCTCGAACATTGACGTTGGTGCGTTGCCCTCATCAGGCTTGACCATAGTCAAAGCACGTTCGGTATCTGGGTGGCTGCTCATTTCCACAGCGACTTCTAGCTCTTCAGGTTTCAACACCCGTACAGGGCGAAACCGAAGTTTTGGTATATAACCGTCATTCTCGAAACAGATCCGAGTAATAATGGTTATCACCGAGGTATCGTGCTTATGCAGGTGCTTTGCGTAGTTCTGCATAGACATCCAACCCCGTTGTGCGTCACCAAACAAAGCATTTGCTGGTAACTGCAATTGGTATATTTCTTCTGGGTTATCCTCCAAAGTGACAGCTAAACGCTGTGAGTATTTACACGCACGGGAATTGCCATGCCCTGAACCTTTTATGTTCTGTGGGCAATCCATGCAGCGTGTGGCTTGCTTAGTATCGGCAGGCACATCTGGGTCAGGCATCTTAGTGGTCGATGACCAGCATATAGGAGCTGACTTCTTACCCGCATCATAGGCATCGCCATAAAACATGCGGCCTCTGGGTGCAGCATTGAGTATGACTACGTCTATGGTGTCAGAGTCGATAAGCGTCTCTTTACCACCTACGGCAGTGCGAAACTTCCCGTCTCTGATACTTACGCGCCTAAAGGTGCCGTCCGACACTACAGATCCTCGTCTAAATCAGCAACAACTTCGCCTACAGATTCGTCAAAACCTATCTCAGATTGCCTATCCAAGTCTGTTCCAGAAATCCCCAATGCTGTTGCAGAATTTAATCGGGCTACAGATTTATCCACTTCAGACAGCTTGAACCGATATGTCTTACCAATCTTGATAAAACAACCGTCTCTGGGTATCTGTCCGTTCCTAATCCACGTTCTAATGGTAGATACAGACACTTTGAAGTGTTCCGCAACCTGCTCTATTTCAACGTATGCCTCTTCTGACACTATTTTTTCCTCACGGTTATGGTGTATTCGGTAGTGGTGTTAAGACCCATCGGCAACTTGTCAGGGTTATCTTCCAAGTATTGCTTCATGTTGCCCTGCGCTACCCGCTTCTCCAGAAGTTCCGGTGCGTTCTCTTCCACAACGAATTTATGAAAACTTTCCCAGTCATCAGTCCAGTATTTCGTCTTGGTGGTACGTATAAACATACCTTCCTCGCTGCTGAAGTTAGTGGCACCCTCGTTTTCTGGCTGCTTGAAGTATTCCAACATCCGCTCTTTCAGGAGGTTCATGTTCTCTTCAAACACTTTATCTTGGGCTTCAAATTCAGACTTCAGTTCTGAACGCTTCTCGCGGAGCTTCATGTACGCCCGTATGAGTTTAGCGTTAAGTCCTTTATCATCTTCTGCCATATCGGTTCTCCATGTACCTAGATATGTAATGTAATGCCAAACGCTATGTTAATCAAGTATCTCGTTGTATAAATCAATCATTTTTGTGTGTACGTCTATTCTACTATCTAGTAGCGCATACACTCTCTTCTCTACAAACGAGCCTTGTAGCTGTACCACCGTACACTTGTGGTCTTGCCCCTGTCTGTGCACTCGTGCGTTAGCCTGTGCGTATGTTTCCAAAGAGCTGGTTGGCCCCCACCACACCACGGTGTTCGCAGCGGTGAGTGTTACGCCGTGTGCTGCTGCTTGTGGCTGAATGACCAGCACCTGTGGAGTATCGGTCTGTTGGAACTGTTTGAAGATTTCGGTACGTTTCGCGCCCGAAACATCACCACGAATTATGCTAGTGGGTATGCCATCGGCGGTGAGCTTGTCCGCCAGAATATCTATGACGTGCTTGAATGGCACAAATACAAGTACCTTCTTGCTAGATTCGTCTATGACTTCGCGCAGTACCTTATATCGGTGCTTGATGTCGAACTCTAGGGACTCACCGTCATCTGTGTAGACAGCACCGGCAGATATTTGCAGCAGCTTATTCATACCTACGGCTGCGTTAACTGCGGTTATTTGCTCGCCGGACGCTTGCATAACCATCTTACTTTTAAGTTCTTTGTAGTATTTGATCTGTTGGCGGGTCAGTTCTACTTCACGTTTGACGTAAACCATGTCAGGTAGGTCTAGGCATTCGTCTTTGGTAAACCGTATCGCTGGCTGCAATGCGTTGAACACGGTGTCTGTCGCTGTGTCCTTGGGCACCCACTTGAAGTTAGTCACCTTGACCATGACCTGA